ATGCAAGTTAATGACCTTGCAGAAATTTTTAATTTTATTAGCAGCTTTGCTATTTGCGAACCTGCTTTACTCACCACTAAACACCTCGGCATTAATTATGACTACTTTCCCGGAGCTTTACCCAATTTGTTACTTAATTGGCTCATTCTTGAGTTTGGCTTTGGAGGTCTTATTTTTCTGGCTTGGCGTTTTAAATGGCTTAGTCGTTGCTACAATAGTATATATTGTATGTTCCGGCCTAGCTTCACTTCTACTTACCCTCTTCCGAAAGGCGCATTGCTCAATAGGATTAGGGTTCCTCATAAAGGACACCAGTTCACCTTATACTGTTTACTTTCGCGATATTTGTACTTAGCAATTTCAAAGTATGGTTTTTGCCAACTTCAATTGTATCTTGTCAAACATGGCGATGTCAATTATGGCGAAGCACTTGTGGCCCCACCCTGGATTTCATTATTTGGGATCGGGTTGCGATGCTCTGCTACACCATTTTTGCAGTAACCGTTTGGTTCTTCGTTTTAGAAGAATTAACGCAAAAACCCATTGAATTCAAATCCATGCGAAAACTCTTTTATCGCTGGGAGTTTTTAAACACCTGGCCCGACACCACTGCAAAAATTGGTGATCGGAAACGAGTTCGTATGTTCAATGAGTCTTTTTGTAAGGCAACTGGCTTAACTTTCCATCAAATATCCGGCAGTGCAAACACTGATCATGGATCACATGCTTACCTTTTTCCATCAGATCTTAAATTCAAAGAAATGGTTGATGAACGTCCCATAGAACCTCATTTGCTGGTTCTAGAAGATGTTGACTACTATTTGGATTTACCAAAAGTTCTTGTGGAGGGTGCTAACACAGGTTCAATGTATGGTGCATTAATTTACACTCTACAACCTCGAATCCTTGCTAAATCGACAGAAATTTTTCAATATTTCTTTCAAAATGGCAGTTGGCATTATCTAACTAGAGAAGGAACACATTATGACCATGAAATTTGGGATTATTCTGTAGACTTAATTGTCTGTCATGATTTTCTCAATTCATTTGTTTTCACTGTTGACCGAAAAGAACTTCCGGGAGACAGGTGTTTAATATACCTTGAACTCCAAAATGTTGTTTACAGAACACTGGTCACCAACATTACGGCGTTTGGTCCCTCTTATTGAGTCTGGATTGGATGGCAAGAAACTTGTCCAACGTTTAGATACTTATGTTCTAGGCAAACCACATCATTCCTTCTGTTCATTTGATTACCCTCAGGTGTGCTTTCAGCTTGACCATAAAATTTTGGTTGAGGTGATTGCGCGTTTTCGACGATCTGAGAAAGTTTATGCATCTGAACTTGAAAGAATTCTTGAGGCAGCCGCGGTCGCAGATTCATCATTTGCAGCATCTTCTTTAGCCCTTTGGGTTGATAAAGGTTGGATTCCTGCCCATTTTACTGGATTAACTTACAGAATTATGGCTCAAGAAACTAACAATTTTACCTATCAAGCTAATGAAACTGGCACATTTCTTGACAAACCGTCCATGCATCCTAAAGAGGAAATTCTGCTTCTTAATGAAGCGGTTGCTCCTTCTGAAGGAAAAGCATCAGATGAGAATTTTGTTAAGACACGTGTGATTGATGTAAGAAACGACACAGAACCTTTAGAAAAGTACGATGCTTATAAACTTGAATTCCTTCAACTTTTAAACTCCAAACGTGTTTTTCTTAAGCCTTGGGAACATGTAAATGTTCTCGAACGCCAGAAGAAACCAACACAACGCGCCAAAAGCTTAGTTAGGCAGTATTGGGGCAAACTTGATTTGCGCCGAAATTGCTGGACTTCTTTCATGAAACATGAAGCTTATGGTGCTTTTGGGGATGCCCGTGGCATCAGTTCTCCTACAACTGATTTAAAAGAAGATTATTCTGCATACACTTATCCTTTATACGAAGCCATTCGTCACCACAAATGGTTTGCTTTTGGTAAAACACCAGAACACTTAGCACAACTGGTTCACACTTGTTGCGCTAAGTCTGAAAAGGTTTGTGTTACAGATTATAGTCGTTGGGATGGCCGACATTCAAAATGGTTGGCTGAATTTGAGCGTGATGTTTTATTCTGCTTCTTTATGCCGGATGAACACCCTCGAATTTTAAAGTTATGGGCTAAAAATTATCAAAATTCTGTTAAAACTCGACACGGTGTGAAATTTCACTCAGAGTGGGCTAGGCCTTCTGGATCACCAGATACCGCGTTGTTTAACACTATTGATAATGCTTTTCTAGCATACTGTGCATTCCGAGAGCAGGGCGGTGATAAGTCCTACGCTTGGAAGATGTTAGGTATCTATGGCGGAGATGATGGTTTGACACCTGGAATTAAAACTACAATTTACAATCAAGTTGCAGTTGATTTCGGGGTTAAGCTGGATGCTGAAGAGCTTCCTTCATCTTTGAGGGTTCCTTTCCTTGGGCGTTTATATTTGTCGCCCAAGTTAACTTCTGATTCCGTTATTGACATTCGTCGATCACTTGGAAAATTTCACTTAACAAAGGATAAAAAGGCATCTTTTGAGTTAGTTGCAGCACGTAAAGCAAATGCGTATGTGTTTACTGACCCGAAAACCCCTATAATCCGTGTTCTAATCAAGAAATGGGCTGACTCAAAATTGGGGCTAGGAATTGATGATTCCTGGTGGGCCCGCATTGTTGATTCAATGCAGTCTTTCTTCCCTTGCAAGGCAGATGAAACTACTTTAGTTTCTTTTGTTGCTAAGGAAATGAACCTCACCGTTGGTGAGGTTTATGATGTTGAAAAGGCTATTCTTGCTGATGATTTTGTTGAGCTTCCAGCGAAGGCATTAGAAGTTAAACTTGACTGCTTATTCCGAGGTCACCTCTTGAAAAAGGGTGTGACTTATGGGTTGTTTTGACAACCCGTGACGGAGTTGTTAGTGGTTCGAGGCATTTTCTTGGGCCAAAGCCTAGCGTTTGGCTGCGTACGGAACACCTTGTTTTATCGAAAACACTTTATTCACACACACAAAAACGCTAAAATGTCCACTAACAACAATAATCAAGCACCTCGCAAAGTTAAGAAAACAAAACAAAACAAACAAAAACAAAATCGAAAGCTTAGCAAGGCGTCTAAGGTTTCTAAAAAGAAATCTAAAGACCCCGCGTCCAGTGCAATCATGATGGCTCCTACTGCTTTTTCCCAAGAGCAACGGATTTTTAAAGACCTTAAGAAATCAAAACGTATGCCAGGTTCTGAATTCATAGGCACCATCAGTGGTAGCGTGGCCTTAACAGGAACAACCTTGGCCGTCAATCCCGGAAATTCTACAATCTTTTCGTGGCTTGGCCCCCAAGCGCAGAAATGGGAACAGTATCGTTTTCATAAACTGCAGTTTCGTTATGTTACTAGAATGGGTTCTAGTTCCCCGGGTTCTGTTATGATTTCTCCTGACTATAACTGTAAAGATGTACCTCCTACAACTGTGAAGGAGGCTCTCAACTGTGCTGATTCAGTTGAAAGCTCAACTTGGCGCGAGATCGTTTGTGTTCTCAACCCTGAGTCCATGTTTTCAGTTGGTCCGCGGAAATTTGTTCGTGGTAATGATTATCATCCTGATTTACTTCTCTATGATGCTTGTACCTTGAATATTTTAACCGTAGGTCAGGTTGATTCCTCTGTGATTGGCAATCTTTGGGTGGATTATGATGTTGAATTCTTTATTCGACAATCTTCCACACATGATGCAATGCCTAACATTGGAATTGTAAATTATCTTGAAACTTCTCCCCAATCTTTTACGAGTGGTGTTGCTAGCAACATCATGATTTCAAATGTAAAATTTGATTCCATGCGGTTTGGTCCCCAATCTGGGCCTGGTGAATTCCTCCCTCGTGCTGGAACTTACTGGATTGTCTTTACCGGTCTTGCGACTCAAAATACTACCAATCTTGCTCATTATACGATCACTGCAGAAAAATCTGGAACCTTAATTACTGGTGCCAATATTGATGTTGATTTTTATATGACTAATGGTTGGGAAAGTCCTTTTACTTTGCAATTTGTAGAAAATTTTACTGGGAGTCAAGCCCTTCGCTTCCGTTGTCTTGGAACCACTGTTAGTGGGACCTTGTCAATTGAAATGAAGAACCTTGTTGCAATCCTTTTGTAAGATCCTTGTGAGAAAACACAAGTCAAATTAAA